CTTGGCGGAGATAAATGGCCTATCTATATTGAGCCTTCTCAAAAAGAAGGAATGAAAGGTGTGTCAGTAAATCTAAAACCAGGGGATATGTTGGTTTATAGAGGAAATATATTAGAGCATTGGAGAGAACCATTTAAAGGTAAAGACTGTGCTCAGGTATTTCTTCATTATAACAACTCCAAAACTAAGGGGTCGAAGGACAACATGTTCGACAAACGTCCTCATTTAGGTCTTCCATCTTGGTTCAAACGTTGATATAATTCTTATTTAGAGCCAGAGATACCACCACATACCACCTCTCTGGCTCGTAATAGGAGATATAAATGTTTTTTGGCGTTACGTCATTTGGCAGTGCACCTTTTGCGGATCCAGGTTTTAATCCTAATGCACTCGTCATATTAAATGGAAGTCAGGTTAATACTAATACAGGTACTGTAGGTCTTGTTGGTAATGCAACCGTTCTGCCTACAGGAAGTCAATCTAACTTCACCATAGGTAATATTAAAGTTGCTGATGTTATTGGTGTCAGTGGTATTGCGACAGCGCTTTCTACAGGAACCGTTACTATTGCAGCGGGTGCCGCGGTTGATGTAACAGGTAGCCAAGCTGACTTTACTACTGGTACAGTTAATGTTGCTGACGTTGTAGGTGTTAGTGGATCAAGAGTTAATGTTGATACCGGTGATGTTACCTTAGTTGGTAAAGCAACAGTATTGCCAGATGGTAGCACATTAAGTGTTGCAAGTGGTACAGTTACTTTTGCATTTAAATATTCAGTTACCGGTTCACAAGTTAATGTTGATACAGGAACTGTATCCATTACAGCTGATGCAAATATACCTGCAACAGGATCACAGATTAATACAGACACAGGAGATATTACCGTTGTTGCTGATGCAAACGTTTCAGTTACAGGATCAAGAGCAGATATTGAAGTTGGTAATGTAACAACAAGAGCAAACGCAACTGCTATTGTTACAACAAACAGACAAAATTTATCTACAGGAACAGTAACCATTGTTGCGAAAGCAACTGTTCTTGCAGAAGGAAGTGCATTAGAAGTTGCAGTTCCAACAGGAATTAATATTAAACAATGGGATGGTATTGTACCAGGTGCAAGTCAAACTTGGGAACCCATTCAAACAAGTAGAGGATCATAATGTTTTTTGGAGGTAGTTCATTTGCTAGTTCACCATTTGGCGATCCAGGTGGAGTAAGTATTGCATTTACAGTTACAGGAAGCCGAATCAATGTTGATACTGGTGATGTAGCAATATCAGCTTCAGCGAGAATATTACCAAATGGTTCACAAATCGAACTAACGATTGGTAATGTAACGGTTAGATTACCGGCTACAGTTCTTGTTACAGGCGTAGAATTAAACCTTGCAACTAACACCATAGATGTGATATCATGGAACCCGATAATTCCAGGAGCAACTGGTGTTTGGGTCCCAATAGATCCAGATAATCCGTAGGAGAAATATGGCTACAAATTCGACGAATTTAAAAATAGAACTTATGGCAACCGGTGAAAGATCGGGAACATGGGGTACACAAACAAATACAAATTTACAGATTTTAGAGCAAGCTTCATCTGGTTACATTTCTGTAGATGTTGCATCTGCTGATGTTGCTTTATCATTAGCAAACGGTGCTACATCAAACGGTAAAAATTTATACTTCAAACTTACAGGAACATTAGCAGCAAACAGAACGGTAACAATGCCAGACACAGCAGAAAGAGTTTTTGTTGTAGAAGATGCAACAACAAGAGGAACAACTTCAGCATGGTTTACCTTAACAATTAAAACCGTATCAGGTACAGGTGTTGCATTACCTGTAGGTTCAACTTCTTTAGTTTATTCAGATGGTACAAATGTTAATTTAGGTTTACAAACAAAAGGTTATCATACTCCAGATGCAGCTTATACTGCAGTCGCAGGAGACCAAGTATTAGTGGATACTTCAGGATCAGGAGCAAACGCTCCAGTTACGATTACACTTCCTGCATCACCATCAGTAGGTAACGAAGTTCATTTTATTGATAGCGGTAACAACCTTGCAGCAAACAATTTAACCATTGCAAGAAACGGTTCTAACATTTTAGGTTCAGCTTCAGATTTAACGGTATCAACAAACAGTTCAGCTTTTACGCTTGTGTATGTCAACGCAACAAGAGGCTGGATCTATAAAGATAATATATAGGAGGTTCCATGCCTCTCGTTCAATACGGATTTAAACCAGGAATCGACAAACAAAATACTGCAGTCGGTGCAGAACAACGTTGGGTGGATTCTGATAATGTCAGATTTAGATATGGCCTACCAGAAAAAGTTGGCGGTTGGACTTCTTTAGTTACGGATTCTATTGTTGGTGTATCAAGAAAACTTCATGCTTTCGTGGATTTAGATGGTAACCGATATGTTGCGATTGGCACAGATAAGTTTTTACTTTTATATTTTGAAGGTCAGTTATTTGACATCACTCCTGTTAAATCAAATTTAACGATTAATGATTTAGCTTTTACAGACACAGAAGCAGATGTTACTGCAACAACTTCAACATCACATGGTTTAGCTGTAGGTGATATTGTACAATTTAGTTCTACAACGTTACCTGCTAGCACGGGTTTTACAACAGCTGATTTTGATGATTTAAATTTTGTAGTTCAAACTGTTCCAAGTGCAACTACATTTACAATAACAATGGCAAGTAATGCAACGTCTACAACAAATGGTGGAGGTGCAACCTTAACACCTTATGAAACTGTAGGTCCTGCAGAACAAACTTATGGTTATGGTTGGGGCGCAGGAACATGGAGTCGTGAAGGTTGGAACGAAGCTGCTTCTGCTTCGGATGTAACACTTGAACCAGGTTTATGGTCATTAGATAATTTTGGTGAAGTCTTAATTGCAACAATTGCAAATGGTAAAACATTTACATGGAATGCAGGTGCAACATCAGCTACCTTAACAAGAGCGTCTACAGCAACATCTGGTTTTTCTACATCAGCAAACCCGACAGCATCAAGACTAACTTTAGTTTCACCAACAACAAGACACTTAGTGCATCTTGGAACAGAAACAACAATTGGAGACACGTCTACTCAAGATGATATGTTTATAAGATTCTCGGACCAAGAAGATATTAATGATTATACCGCAACTGCAATTAATGCTGCAGGTGATTTTAGATTACAAGATGGAACTAAAATTATAGGTGCGATTAAAGCAAAAGAAACAATCCTTGTTTGGACGGATAACGCACTTTATACCATGAAGTTTATTGGTGCGCCTTTTACATTTGGTTTTGAAGCAGTAGGTACAAACTGTGGTTTGATCGGTAAGAATGCGGTCGTTGAACAAGATGGTATTGCTTATTGGTTATCACCTAACGGTTTCTTTCTTTACGATGGTACAGTTAAATCATTACCATGCAGTGTAGAAGATTTTGTATTTGATAATTTTGATACTACAAAAGGTCAGCAAGTTTATGCAGGACTGAATAACTTATATACAGAAATTGTTTGGTACTATCCGTCTTCAGGATCAGATTACAATGATTCTTATGTAATTTACAATTATGGAGAACAAGTTTGGTATACAGGAACAGAAGCAAGAACATCTTGGATCGATGCTGTTGTCTACCCGAATCCATACGCAACTAAATTTGATAGTACAGCATCTGGAACATTTCCTAGTATCGGTGGTGTAAATACATTAGGTCAAACAGTTTTCTTTTCACACGAAGTTGGAACCGATCAAGTAAACCCGGATGGTACGACAACAACGGTGACATCATTTATTAAATCATTTGATTTTGATTTAGATATTCAAGGAACTGCAGGTGAGTTCTTTTTAGCATTAAGAAGATTTATTCCTGATTTTAAAACATTAGAAAATGGTGCAAAGGTAACTTTAGCAATTAAAAATTATCCGCAAGACTCAGATACAACAACAAGTCTAAGTCCATTTAGTATTACATCTACAACAACGAAAAAAGATACAAGAGCTCGTGGACGATTCTGTAATATTAAAATTGAAAACGATGACATTAGTCAAACATGGAGATTTGGTACATTGAGACTAGATCTACAACCTGATGGAAGAAGATAATGGCAAAAATTAATATACGATTACCAGAACCTAAAGAAACATATGATGTTTCAAACCAAAAACAAATTAACAGAGCATTGACAACTGTTATAGAACAATTAAATTCAACATTCTTAGATGA